AACCGTTACAGCGTCTCTATTTCTATCTGTTTCAAAATAACCCAGACCAAAGCCTGATTCCACTGTAGTGATATTTGTATTAGCAAAAGCTGTAACTTTATTATCTGCGTCATTCATTACATAAGAGGGAGAAATAGAACCCTGAGTATTGAACATAAAGCCCCTACACGATTCAAATTGATTATCTTGAATGTCAGCTGGGTCTTGTAATGAATTTAAACCACCACTAAAATCTTTTAATTGATATATCTGTTTAGGCACTTATTATTTCTCCACAATAACTTGTATATCCATTGACTATCTCCAGTACCACTAAATTAAAATTGCCGTTTGTAAATATATCTACAACTCCTACATTATGGCTCCAGTTAGTAGGTCTGCCTTTTAAATAATCTTTTGTCATGTCTGTAAGGCACCCTAAAGAATGAGCCATGTGTGCTCCATCAATATGTTGAACAGTTGCCTTTTGACTGTCATGTGTGTGTCCATAAATAATGTTACAACCAAATTGTAAAGCATGGGTTCTTGCATGTGCAATACCTCCGTAATGGCCGCCATGATAAGCATATAGCTTAGACCCTAAAACTTTAAAGATCTTTCCATATGGGTACCATTTATAGCCTCTAGAGTCTATCTTAAAAGCCTTTCTAGAACCTAAGTGATCTAAGTATGGATTTTCTTCAACAAAGTTATCGAACCAAAGTTCATGATTACCTTGTACCATAATTTTCTTTTTACACTTTACGGATTTTAACGCAGAATCAATTTGATCCAATCCTTCATTAACTTTATCTATTTCTTTATATATCATAGGTAATTGATATTCTGTAGGTGGTCTTTTCTTTTTTCTCCATTGCCAATGGCTTACAGACTCACCATCTGCAAAATCTCCTAAACATAGAAAACCAGTAGGCTTGACTTTCTTAATAATGTTTAAAGCACAATTAAATGCTTTTTCGTCATGATTTGGAAAATGTATATCTGGGAACACAACTACTGTCTCTTTTATTTTCATCCGTATTGTTTAACTATTTGTAGAAACTTTTCTACAGTACCTTTACCCTTTGATGTATTATAATAGACTTTCCATTGTGACGCTTGCTCTTCAATTGTTTTAGGTAGAGGTTTTGGGACTCTCCTATAATGCAATCTACACATAGCTATTTGAGCTGATATATTAGTAGTAAGTATATTTTCCCACTCTGATTCTTTTGGGTCTAAAAAATACTTCCATTCTAACTTACAAGCCTTCGCTACTTTTTTCATCAAAGGCTCTCTATACTTTAAATAATTCTTACATATATCTACAGCCACCCAACTTTCACACTGCCAGAGACCTTTCGCTGGCCCTTTGATTTGTTTAAGGTATTCATATCTGCTTTCAACTAATCCAGTATTATAGATAAGACTGACAGCTTCATCGCTATGTAAATCTATATCCCTTAAAGTATCAGAGATAATTTCTTTTATTTGTTTAGAATTTAACAAATTAGAATCTCCACACGAGCTTAACAAGAGCCATGATAACATCCATACACTCTTTAGCCAGTTGTTCTTTTTCTTTTTCTGAAATATTACCATCCTTAGACGCTTCTTTGTATTTCTGAGCCACATCCTTTAACTCCTTTACTACGATACGGTACTTTTGAGCAACCATCGTGCCCATAATCGTAAATACCAAAACCATAGCATATGCAAAATTAGTCCAGTTCATCCAATCCATTTAAAACTCCAAGTTATTATTGTTGTTAATATTACCATACCTCCTAATGTATAACTACGCCAATTTTCTAAAGACCTAGTTCTGCCATTTAAGACTTTTAATTGATCTTTAATATCTGGTAGCTCTCTATTAAGAATTGTTTCAATTCTCGTAAGGCGTTCTTTAATATCATTGCGATAAACGTCTATAGGTTCATAGTCCATTATCTATTGCTATTGCCTCCATTAATTCTACCAGACATATAAGAAACTTTATCTGACAGCTCATTTAATTCTTTAGTTATATCTTCTCGATGCCTTAAAGATGTTTCATCAGACTTGTTCCACCTATCTAACATTTTTAATACAATGCTTTCTAAGTTTTCTAAAGTCTCAGACTGACCTTTATTTTCTATTTTTAATTCTTGTATAGCTTCACCTTGTTGTTCTGCTCTTTTAGCATTTTGATATACCATAAAGACAAACATTGCCCCTACAACACCGATCATTCCTGCTTCGGAGTATAATGCTAAAAATTCTTCCATTAATTATTTCCATTGCCTCTTATTATAGACTCTACCTTTGCACAGACTTCCATAAATCCAATTACTTTGATTTTTTCTTTTTTCGTTTCCAGCTTAACGGATTTAGGTTTAAGCCTAGTTCCTTTTGATACCATTGTAACTCCTCTTCCATTTTTTCATATCTAACACGTTCTTCAGATATATGTTTTGAAACAAGTTCGGATATTTGATCATTAGCTTCAGCCATCCTTTGTTCCAGTACTGTGATACGATTTTCGACACGCCAAGCTGCGTATACAAGTCCACCAACAAGTACCAAAAGCTGACCCAACCACTTAATATTAATAGAGAGGGCGAGATTGTCATCAATGACATCGCCTCGTATGCTTCTAGCGGTTTTAGGCTTTCCATCTATAGACCCATTAGCCATCTAACTACCAATATAAACATCCAAATAAATCCAGTCACACCTAACCAAAAATATATTTCTTTATCTTCGTACACGCTTAACCATCTCATAACGATTGTGATAATAGCACCATAATTCACCATCGTATAATTTTACATACCAATGTAGAGAACTATCAGAGTCTATTATCTCATTAAAGATTGTTGAATTATGATTTGTAGTATCAGGATCTAATGAATAACCTGATATGTAAGAACCCCTACATCCCATACTAAAAGCAAATACACATAGAGTTAAAATTGAAACTATGTATATGCTTAAACTTATTTTTATTTTTTTAACTAAAAATTTATTCTTCAACTATCTCAACTTCTTCTTTTTCTAAATCTAATTTTAAAGCATCAACAAAAGCTTGTCTTCCAAAACGCAGTTGAGTAAGATTAAATTCAGAACTACTTATTTTCCTATCCAAATCAGATATATGATTAATCATCATTTTTTGATTATCAGTTAAATCAGATTCTTTGTATTCTTTATCAAAAAGTTTTATAGGCTTTTCTTTTTGTTTTTCAGCCATTATTAACTCCTATTTGTTATTCGTTGTATTTATTTTTTATCTTTATAAGATTTCTTTACATCTTCATCAAATAATGCTTCTGCAATTTTTTTAACTATTGCATCCTCTGAAGATAAATCTGTTTCTGGATTAATAAAATGAGTAGAAAAACTTGGTCTTCCAACTTGCTCATCGCCATCCCATACAGTAGTTGAAGTTTTTACTTCAATTATGTAGCTTCCTTGTTGAGCATTAACTACTTCAACGGAGTACACTTTTTCTTTTCTTTTTAAAGCCATATTTATACCTCTATTTAGTTTCTAATTCTTTTGATTGGCTATCCATGTGATCCTGATAAGCCTTTTTAACTGCATCTGTATAAAACTGACTAGCTAGAGATTTAACCTCATCAGACTCCTTAGAAACATCAGAAGAAGGATCAATAGTTTTTCTTATATATCTATAACTAATTTCCTTGCCATCTTCAAGAATAGCGACTCTTTCCCTAACTTGAATTATTTTAAACTCACCTCTAACCTCATAATCAAAGGTTGATTCTTTACTTAGTGCCATATTTGACTCCTTTTTTTATTTCCATTTAATTATCCAATTAAAAATTTTAACCATTTGTTCTATAAGTAAAACCAATTCTAGCAATCCAAGTATCATCAACATTTGAATCTGTAAAATATGAAAATGTGCCATCGTCTTGAACATAAGCCAAAAGACAGAAATTGGAATTTTCGGGAATATATGCCATTGAAGTCATACCTGAGACTGTACTTCCTCCATGTGAAATTGAACCAAAACCCCATTGTAAATCTGAACTTTCAGTTAAACTAACTGCTGATGTAAAGGGGAGTGTGATTTTTACATTACCACTAGGACTACTCTCATTATCTACTTCAACATACCCACTAACGTGGCATAACTGACCAATTTTGATATAATTTATATATCCACCAGTAGAAGTTGTTGTCCAACTACCACTTGTTTGACCAGTTACTGCAACTTCAAATACTCCCTCCTCATAATCATCTAAAGTATTGGCATCTGTACTAGCATTTTGTGATGCGGGAAATTTTAATTGACCTTTCGTTAAATCCACAACCCCTTCTTCGGTGATTTCCATTGTACTTGTTCCGCCTCCCAAACTATCACCTTGATTAGTAGCAAACCTTAAATTTCCTTTTAGTGTACCACCATCATTTTTAACTACTGATGTGATAGTTGCTAGCGTATTTGCTGAACCGTATCCAGCAAGAGCAGCACTTCCAACTTGAAATATATATCCACAAACATTATTTTGAACTTCACCAGTTCTTGTACCTATATAACAATTTCCATCATCTGCCTGACCAAATACAGCTGCTGTTTCGGTTGTATCAGCGTGGACATCTAAGTTTACTATTGGAGACGAATGCCCTAGACCTAAAAAACCGCCTTTTATATAAGATGTATTATTAGCTCTTAGACCAATATCAGCGTTTCCAGAAGGGTCATAAATAAAAATTGAATGACCATCTGTATCATCTCTTTGGAGTCCTATAACTCGATTAGCGGCAGTATTATTATCGGCATCTGCATCACTAATCATAATACCAGTTCCATTTGCTACCCCAAATGCGTGATTAGCCGCCCAGCCATTAGTTAATGTACCAAATTTTGAAATCTCACCACTTGTACCAGCTACTTCAAATGTTGCTTCTGTTGGAGCCGCTCCTACCCCAACTCTATCATTTCCCCCGTCTACAATAAGCATATTAGCATTACCATTTGATTCTACTCTAAAATCTACATCGGCAGAATCTTCGTTGAATACAACATCATCGTAGGTAGTTATACCATTAGCATCTACTTTCATTTGCAAAGTTGAAGCACCAGAATAAAGTCTTACATTATTACTCGCTCCTTTTCCATACAATTTCAACCCATCAGCATCGCCAAGCATTATACCTGCATCTCCGTGAGTGTTTATTGTGAATTTAATCTGAGGGTCAGTAGCGTGAAAAATTTCTAATTCAGAATCGGGATCATTTACTCCGATTCCAACTGAGCCATTTACATAAACTTTGTCTGTTGACATCTGAAGAGCAAAGGTAGTGCCATTGTCTCCATCTTTGATATTTACTAAAGTTGTTCCATTACCACCACCATCTGCATCTGTGTGCAGTAGTTGTTCGTATGATGATGCAATTGTTTGCGAACCTAAAGCTGCCATAATAATTCTCCTAAATTATATCTTCCCATTTACGGGATTCGTTTTGCCAAGTATCTGATATGCTATTCCATAAGTCTCTGACTTTAGCAGAAACAGATGCCATAGCTGTTGTGATACTTGCTATATTTGCTGAAATACCTAATCTCATTGTTAGCCTATGTAAGCTATTAACATACCAGATGTAATGTCAATCTCAGTCCATCTGCCAAAAATAGTAGCACCTTGTGGAAATGTATTGCTTGCATCTACAATGGCTCCTAATTCACCTTCAGTTGTGGTTGCATTTCCTTGGGTTTTACTATGAGCTGCCGCTTCTGTATTTACATACAAAGCTGAATTTTCAGCTTTTAGACCCTCAGTGCCGCCACCAGTAGAGTCAAATACAGTATCTTCTAAAAATGTAATAGCAACAAATACGCTATCTGTTGGGGGTTTTACAGCACTTGAAGTACTTGCGTCAACAAAAACAGAACCTACTTGACCAAAGCCAATGTTCCCTGTTTCTACTACCGAATATTTTTGTTTTCCTCCAGCCATCTTGTTTCTCCTTTCTATGCCTTACCGAGCTTGACTATTCTCATGGGCATCTTGGTTAATTAAATTATTTATCTATATTAAACATCTTCTAGTATAGCTGCTACCTGAATACTTACTGTAGCTGTGCCTTGAGCGCTAGGTTTGCCATCGGCATCTAGTGTACAAGATTTTCCATGTAGTCCTTCTACTGTAAGATTAGGTGCTTTAATCACTAACATTTCACCGTTTCCAAGTATCATGGTGGTATTTGTATTATAAGCAGCATCACCAGTAAGTGATATGCCTATTCCTTCTGTTGATGTAGTGGATATATTCTTTATTGCTACCCATTTTACTTTATCAGAAAGAGATACTGCAGATGCTGAACCTAAATAAGAATCAGATGTATCAAGTATATTAGTTCCACTATGAGTCACTGCAACTTCTGCAAACATCCAAGCATCATCGTCTCCTGATACTGGTGTGTAACTAGAAGAACCCCTTAAAGATGATTTTATATCATCCATAAAAATAGATGCTGTTAGATTTGATGTTGCTTTATCTGCCATAATTAAGCTCCTCTTTGTGGTGGTGCTCCACCAGCTAATAGTTGTAAACCTTGATTATACTCAGCTTTTAATTGTTGATACTGACCCTGCTTCCATTGATAGTCAGTAGAATGCTTTTGAATCTTTGCTGAATAATTTTGTAAATCTGCATTAAATTTTTGAATAACAGATGATACCTCTCCTTGATATTTTTGAATATCAGCAGAATAATTCTGTAGTAATTGAGCATCATCAGCTGAAGACAGCTGTGCATTTTGAATAGCTACTTGCAAACTAGCCTGATACTCTGCGTTTGCATCATTAAATTTATTTAATTCATTTTGTATATTAGCTTGATACTCACCAAGCTGTGAATTGATTTGCTGTATTTTAGCAGAAGCCAATTCAACATCTTCATCTGTGGATATAAATGTAGTTACTGATCCAAAATCTGGTGCCACTACTGGCCCAGTATACACTGGAGCTGTAGCAGTAAAAGTAACTGAATTAGAACTAAGAGTTGGCGCTGATGGTGCTACTGGTAAAACCGCATCATTAATATCAGAAGGAAGACTGGATGTTTTATCAGACATTAATCTTTGTAAACATCTAACAGCACCTCCAAGCACAAGTAACCGTTCTGCTTCTTGAGGAAAATTAACAGCTGCTGAACTTCCGTGTACTATTGCTGTACTTCCATCTGTAGTAGGAATCTTTGGTACATAATGAAGATGTCCAGATGTAGCTCCACTCCCTGCAGCTCCATTTACAAAAACAGTTTCATCTTCTATATAGTATACTGGATCTGTATCGCTTGCAGCATGAATTGAAGCAGTGTCATTAAACTTAGCTTTTTGAGCACTAGATATTTGCCTAGCTGGTAAATCGCTTTTATCAACACCAAGCACTCTTTTGCCAGCTGTAGTTAATCCACCAGATGAAATAGCTGCAGTTTTTGCAACTTGTAAAAGTTTAGACGCTGGCAAGGCTGTAATTATCTCAGCACCTATATCTTGTATTGATGTTGAAATAAGATCATCATCACCTACGCTTCCTATTAAATCTTCTATTTGTGTTTTAAAACTCATTATAATTCCGTATATGTTACTGAGGGTGCAGCAGCTAAACGTAAAAATTCAACAGAGACAGCATGCATTTTTCCTAAAGCAGCAGCTCTAACATCATTATAACTCCTAGCTAAACTGGAAGCTTCTGTCCAAGTTCTTGATAAACTTGAAGCTTCAGTTAAAGAAGTTAAGCCATCCCAAGTAGGAGGATACGATGAAGATGTCATAGAATCCCATGTATCAGTTATATCTTCCCAGTAGGATGTTCCTGTAAATGTTTCTTTCATTAATAGTCGTATTGCCTTATATGATATGGAGAACCATCTCTATCTTGATTGGCATATTTTTTTCCTTCTCTAATGGCTTCTTTCCATTTCTGTTCAAAGTATTGAGCTGATTGTAAAGTTTGAGGATTCAACTCATATCCTCTTGCTATAGCATAATTAGCTAAAGCATCGTGAAATTCATCTGGTATTGCAGGAGACTCAGCTAAAGCAATCCCTGTTCCAGAAGCAACAAAATTTTCATCATGCTTAACTACATGAACTGTTACTGTTTTTGCTTCATCTATTGATATATAATCAGCACTAGCATCAGTCTCTGATCTCATTGCGAGACCAATAGAATCTCTTTCTGTCCACCATACTTTTTTTAAAGCTGCTGTTCTTTGATCAACTGACATCTGTTTTCTCTATCCCTCCAACTAAACGAGGTATCTCATAGCCGTCATAGTCTACTCTTTGTATCTCAATAATATTATCACTTAATTCATAATATCTTTGATTAGCAACTGATGTAAAAGTATACATAGTTTTTAACATCTTTGTTTTACGACAAAACTCATCATATGCTTTATTTAAAAATATACGTATTTGAGTCTCTCCTAAATTAGGATGATGTTGCTTTACTGTTTCTATTAATTGTTTTTGTGTCATAGTCTTCTCAATGTCAGGGGAGCATTACACTCCCCCAACACGTTTTGTTTATTAACCTGCGCTGCTTGCTGCGTTATCTGCAACTGCATACATAGTAACATAATAGTTGGTGCCGTCACAAACAATGTCTGCTCTTTCACCTACAACTGCATTGCTAGCTACAAAAGTAACTTTATCAGCTGCGTCTATTACAACATTAGTATCGCCACATTCAACGCCATACATGACATCTGTAGTACCACCGATTATATCAAAATCGTTTGAACCTGCAGTCCCAAGTATAAATTTGCCTTCCCAACCTTTAGCGTCTCCAACAGCAGGTAAAGTAATATTATATGCACCAGCTTGTGAGCATATGAATGTTTTACCGCTATCTGCTGGAGTTAAAGTTTGATCGGATGCAAGCGTTTTTATTCCACCACTTGAACCACCTAAATAAGGTCTAGCCATGTTAAGCCTCCTTACGCTGTGATTTTAAACAGATGATGACTTTCAATTAGCTGTATACCAACACCTTCATCAGACATATATTGATCTTTAACACCGTCAAAAGCATTATCTTGCTTAATATTTGTCTGATACATAGATGGGCGATAAACTGCATGAAACAGATTCTCATCAGATACTACAGCCATGTACTTATTGTAAGGCCCACGCAATGCTGGAGTTGGAATCAACTGCAACATACCATGAGGCGTTTCAAGTACTCTGTAGTTAAAACCAAGAGAATCACGCTTCATATCTCCAAGAGAAACTGTCCAACCTGAGTTTCCAGCCAATCCTGAAGAACCAGCCATCTTAGACCAGTAACCTAAAGCACCTGCACCAACAAAGGCACGCTTTAAACCGCTTTCAGGTATGTACTGAAATACTTTCTCCATATCATCTACGAAGTTTGAGTATCCGTATGAACTGTCAACAGTAAAAACATTCTGTGCATCATGAGTAGATGTATCTTCGCCATAGGTTTCTAAAGCAGATATAATCCCGTAAGTAGTTCTTACAAGGTTTCCATCTGAGTCTACGTTTCCATTATCAGCAAATGTTTCATCATTGTTAGTGTCATTGTTTCCAGCAGCATAAGACGCTTCTTGAAGACCAGTTCCACCAAAACGCTTACCAAAAAGAAAAGCTTTCTCTTTTTGCATTTTGTGTTCTTGAGCTTTCATTCTGCGAAGTCTAGCCAACTCAGAAGACTCTCCACGAAGTACTGCAGCTTCAAGAGTTCCAGTAATTTGTAAAGGTGTTTTAAATATCTGAGTTGAATTATAGACTACCTGCAGTTCATCAGACCATGCTTCAGGAGAAGAAGAACCTTCACCTTGTGCATTACCAATAACCAAGAATATGTCATCATCTGCTAAAGCAATATCGCTTCCAGTTGAAGTCCATAATCCAGTAGCAACAATTTCTGTTGCACTATTTACTGTCTTAACTCTGATAACGGCTTTTTTAGATCCGTATCCAGTTGTCCATACTTCTGCAACAATACCTTTTAAACTGTCGTCAATACTAATATTTGACGCAGTTTTAACTGTAATTGTTGTTGTGGTTGATCCATCTGAATCAATATTGTTGGTATCGTTATCGCATAACCATGTTTGTTTTACCCAAGGATTACGATGTTCAAACATCTTAAACACTGGGTCTGGGACATTTCGCATTTCCTGATTACTAATCATTGTAGTAAAAGGTGCAACGTCTGTCCATAGCTCCTTAGTGACCTGCGGATCTACGTAAAAATTCCGTCTATCCGTATAAAGTACACTAGAAGCGCCATTATTATATAGCTGCTTTTCTGTAGCTGCCATTTTAACTCCTATTTGTTTTTAGTTTACTTTATAACAATTACCTTCCAAAGAATGCATCATTAAACTTCTGTTGCTCATCACGAGGCTCTTCTGCTTTTCCTGTCTGCACTGCTGCAGTTCTAGGAACAGATAAACGTTGTGATTGATTTTGCATTTCTTGAGTTTTCTGTTGCACTACTGGGTTAGTATTTGTTCTTAATTCAAACAACTTTGCTAAATTGTCAAGAGTAAGATTATCAGGACTCTGCGACCAAGATACAAATTCAGCAGCTTTCTGCTGATCCCAGCCAAAATTATTAACAGCATGACTCATCGCTTGTCGTTGAATCATTTGATTTTGCTGTCGATGCATTTGCTGTTGGTATGCTTTTTGCATTTCCTGTTCTCTCACCTGATCTTTTTTTTGTAAAAAGTTCAAGTAATTATCTCTATACTCTTCTTTAGCTAAACGATACTTAAATGAATCACTCTCTGGATCATTATAAGCATCTACCTCATTGTATGAATGCGGTCTGTCAGGCGCTGTGGGCTCCTTCAACGAAGGCTCTTGAAGTCCCTGAGGGTGTCCTTGAGCTTGTCCGTTGGAGGGTGACTGTTGCAATTGGTCAAGAACTTGTGGATTATTACGAATCATTTGCTCAACTGGAGCTAATGAATTTTTATAGTAATCCAATTCTTGTCGAATTGTATTTATTTCACCCTTGGCTTTGTCAGCTTGTGATTGCCAATATTCAAAACGAGTCGAGTCGTTTTTAGAGGAAGGTTCTGTTGTTGATTGCTCCGTAATTGATTGCTCCACTCCAGTAGCATTTTCTACTGGCACTTCCTCTGTAGGTATTGTAGGCTGTTCTGTTGCCAGACTAGCTTGATCTACCTGTGGTTGATCAGCATTACGTGTTTCTAAGATATTCTCCATTACTTTTCCTTTGCGATTTGGTTATTTCCAGCAACCGCTTTCTTCAATTCTTTGTTAAGCAAAATTATTTTTTTAATATTCACCTTCATATAAACCCCTACCTTTTAAGTACCTGTAGATTAAATAGGGAGCCGCTGCGCCTAGGGCATATGTTGGCATTCCTCCAAATGGCCTTAATGCAGTTAACACTCTAGCTAATTTTCCACCAGAAGATGCTTTAGTTAATGCAGGTTTTGACATACTTTTTTTCAATATTTTTGAACCTCTTCTAGAAGCATCAAATTCTTCAATTAAGGTAGGGACTTGCAAACCGCCAGCTATAAGCGAATTTCTGCGAGCTTCTTCTTCGTTATCTGTAAATATAGGTGCCAAAACTCCCAATTTTTGAGCCACTCTTCCAACTGCAGAAAGAGGAGCTATAGTTTTTCTGTATAAAGGACTTTTATACTGCTCAGCGTGTCCAAGTTCATGTGCAAGCAGACCATAATTTTTTGGAGCAGTATTAACAATATGACGCTTGGGATCATAACTTGCATAAAAAGGATTTATATCAAAAGGTGCTTTAAATCCTATATTTCTAAATGCTTTATCTATATTAAGAACATTAATTTTTAGCCTAGGGTCTTTTGCCATTGAATCTCTCATTAAAGATTCTGCTATACCTCGGTCTAAGCCTCCTATTTTTCCCATTTGACTTCCATAAGCTACAGACGCACCTAATAAACCCATTTGTGGAACAGTAGTCTCTACATATCTTCTAAAGTCTCTATTGCCTTCTGGGTGGTATATAGTATTCATTATCTAAAATCTCCTGAACCCATAGTATCACCTTGTGGTAAATCTTTTGTAAAAGGATTGACATATTCTAAAGCACTAGGTATATAATCTTCTTCAGCTTCTGGATTTCCTGATATTCTCATCCATTCCTTAGATCTCCATAAAGCATCATCTGTATCACTTGCTTTACTTTTCAATATTTGTTCTTTTTCACTAATACCAGAATTAACAAATGCCTCATAATCCTTTCCTTTAGGCTCACCTACAAAAACAGACCATAATATTTCATGGTCATTTAATCTTTCTTCATAGAATACATCTTTAAATTTGCTTTGATCTAAATCTGCGTGTGCAGCAACACGTTCTTCACGTGATTTGCCAGATAACATTCCTTTGATATTAGAATACAATCTAGGGTCTTCTAGTTCGTTTAAAATACTCACTATCTAAAATCTCCTATGCCTATTGTATCGCCTTGTGGCAAGTCCTTTGTATAAGGATTAAATACTACATTTAACAATGCTTTACTTAATTTAAAACCATATGGAGACAAACCTTCTCTTTCCATTATTTGATCAACTTCCTTAACAGACATATTAGGATTAATTAAATCTCTATCTGCAGCTACCATTAAAGAGCCTATTGAGTATCCAATATCCCCTTCTCCATATCTTTTAAGAGCAAAACGCATAATATCCCCATCTGAGTCTTTTTGCAATAGTGGTGTATGAATTGCATATCTTTCTGCCCTTTCTGCATTTTCTTGAAATTGTTTATATCTACTTTGTTTAGGGTAAGAGGTAAATGTCTCTCCTTCGCCTTCATTAAAAAGAGCCATTGCCCCCATACTAGCTCCTATTCCGCCTAATGCACCTTTTAAAATACTCATTATCTAAAATCCTCTGGTGTCATTTGATTATCCATAGGTAATTCACTTTCAAATGGATTTTCTGTCAACTCATACCACCTCGTTAAATAATCTCCACCTCCATATTTATCAAAATCTGGATCTTTTTCAATTTGACTATTAATTCTTTCTAAAGCTTTCATAGACCTTTTTAAATCTCTACCCGACTTGTTATATAAATCTTGTATAAGCATAAATGGTAATTCTGTAGTATCCATTGCTCCATACAATTTGTTCACTTTAGAAAAATGCTTATCTAATTTTTCAATATCTGGATTGTCCCATTCTATTTTCATTTCGCCTGCCATATTACTCCTCCAACCTTAACATTTCTTCATTCATTTCTCTAGACGTATTTCTACGCTCATCAAAGTCTGCTAAATCTTCTTTAGCTAATTTAAGCTCATCTGCTAAACGAGTTTGATATAGTTTAGCTGCCATTTCTACTTTAGCTTCTGCTTTAGCGAGCTTCTTTTCAAATTCTTTTACTTCTACACGCTTACGATCATGCAAGGACTCTCTTTGTGCGGTCTGAAGATCGCCCTTAAGGTTTTTAATTTCTTCAGCTTGTGCCTGCATTTGTTGTTGCATCTTTTGCATCTGCCCAGCTCTTTCTAATACACCTTCCATATCTGCAACATCAGTTTGTTTAAGAACCTCAATCTGATCAATAAGACCAGTTTGATATAATTGCATATAATACTCAAACCTCGCCCAGCGATTAGATGGTAAAGTTGAGCCTGATAGCACAACCACATCATACTTACCAATAGTAATATCATTTACTTTGCCCATTAAATTGCCTATGTCATCATACAAAGGACTGTTAATTTCCATTTCTAAAGGTCTGTTGTTTGGTTGCATGAGTCTAAATACCTTTTGATCGGTGTAGACATATTGAATCATGCCCACAACAACCTTTGCAAGTTGATTAATGCATTCTTCAATATCGTCTCTCTTTGACTTAATTCTTCTTTGTCCGTATTCATCTAAAGCAACAGTGCCTTTAAATGTTTGAGGCGCACTTCCAACATCGCCTTGCATCATAGCATATATGCCTAATATTCTTTCTATATCTGCTTTTGCGTCTGCTTCGTTTTTATAAAGCTCATTTGGTAAAGGAACAGGCCCAGCTACGATAGGCTGTCCTAGTTCTGGATCAAATTCAATAACAGCTGTACCAGCTTTTCCCCACTCTTGCTCTAAAAGCTTTCTATCCATACTGCCTCTAGGTATAAGCAACTTAACATTGGTAGAACTTGACGCATGAGCAACTATAAGCGATCTAATCTTATTTATATACTCTTGTAGCCCTTTTACAAGCCTTACGTCACTCATAGGAAAAGGATTCCTGTTAAATCCATTCATAAAGGGAACAATGGGATAATCTTCAATAGGAAGATGAACCATAAATAATTTATTATCGCCTACACTAACGCATTGATATATCTGAGTAATCTCTACTTCATTAACCATAATACCACCATCCTCAATAAGATCTGCCTTAGTCATTATATCAATTGTAGTGGTTGTACCTCGAATAGCACCTTGATGCTCCTCCCCTTTCATAGGGACTGGTTGTCCAGTCATAGGATCCTGCATTAAATGATAAGTAGTGCCAATCTCTTCTGCTATCTTCATATACTGACCTACGTTAGCCTTGTCTGTATATATAGTCTGCTCACCAGCATTAGTTACTAATACTATAGGTTCTTTCTTATACTCCTCATAGTCAACTTCATTTAATATTTTTTCTTCCTCACTTAACGGATCATATATCTTATAGTAAGGAAGTTTAATTTTTGTATATCTTTCAAAAAGCTCCAGTTCACGCTCATCTGTAATTGAATCACCAACGTTTCTTCTTTTTAAAGTAACATCTTCACTGTTTAATCCATGTCTTGACTCGCTAACTGTGTTTAAGTAGCTAGTCTCAGCACTATCTCTTATTATATCTTCAAATTCAGGATACATAGAAATTAATTGAGTCTGTGTCACAATCTTACCAACTATAATATGAGCAGCATCCCTACAAAAAGGATCGCTACTGCTAGGATCAATAAATAGCTCTAATGGGTCAATTGATTTTAACTTGACTTCACCAGAACCAAAGTCGGCATTGGGATCTATATAGGACATCATTACGCCCATGCCTTTTACATAGTAATCGTCTATTGCCTGTTTTAACTCTACATTGCCATTAGAATGATCCCAGATGTAAGCCATTAAATCAGAAAACATCCTGCCGACTTTAGCATCGCTATTTTCTCTAGCTGTTGATTGAAATTTTGGACTATTTGCTGTAAGCATAGCTTTTGCTTGCTCTACAGCCGAATAAACAACATTGACAACTAAAGGCTCTTGAGCTCTATTGCGAAGTGCTGTTACCTGATCATCTGTCCATTGTTTGCCGTTTCTGAACTCATTATCCTCAACGGCTTGTTTTATCCAGTTCTGTCGTGCTGAACTGTACTCAGTAAGTAGATCTTGTGTTAATTGTACGTCTGTATCCTTTGCGGAGTCTTGATGCAATGTAGATTCCTATTTTAGTTACTTAAACTAATACTTGACTTATTTGTTCCCAAATTATGCTATTTTCCAACTTATGTTGTCTAAATTGTCCAGATTATAAGTATTTTTATTTTCTTTTGCAACTACTTTATGATTAGGAGTATAACATTTTTTCATTGCGTAAAAGAGTCCATCTAAAAGATCGTCATGTTTCCCACGAGGATATAACAAAAGCTCGTCACGTAGTTCTTCCATAGATTCTAACATAAACATTTTCTTTTGAGCAAAGTAAGGCTGCATGGTTTCCAGCCTTGAAGATTTGCTTGTTCTGGGGCTTTCTTTTATTTCCAGTCCAGATATAAATATTTTTTCCTCATCACAGCGTTGTTTTAAATACTCTCGTAGCATTTCCTGATAACCAACGCTCTC